AAAAAAAGAAAAGATCACAAAGATATGTACAATCTAAAGAACTTAACATTTGAAACCAACGGCACCCAAGAACTTCATGAAGACTTTGCCAAGTATCTAAAATTATGGAATCGTGGCAGTCGTGAGATTACATTCAGTGTAAGTGCTAAACTATCAGCAAGTGGTGAAGCTTGGGCTGATGCTGTTAAACCAGAAATAGTTAAGAGTTATGAACGTGTTGGTACTACATATCTTAAATTTGTAGTTGAATCGCCTGCAGACTTTGATGAAGTGGATCGTGCTGTAGCTGAATATCGACGAGCTAAGTTTAAAGGTGTTGTTTATATCATGCCTGTTGGTGGGGTCGTATCAGTATATGACGGTAACAAGTTTAATGTAGCCGATGAAGCCATGGTGCGTGGTTATTATTACAGCCCAAGATTACATGTTGATCTTTGGGGAAATTCGTGGGGGAAATAAAGGACTAACATGATAAAGAAACTGATCAAAGATTTGTTTGGTACTAGGCCAGAACCTGCAACTATCAAAGAACCTAAGACAAAGAAGACTCCCAAAGATCTGGCTACTGAACGTGGTGAGCCTTGGGTAGAAGTATTAAGCATGGAAATTGATAAAGATAATCCCGGGCAAGGTAGTTTTGAATTGGATTGGAATGACAAGTTCGTGGCCAATCTAATACGTGCTGGTTATCAAGGTAAAACAGATCAAGACATAGTAGACAATTGGTTCCGTACAGTTTGCCAAAATGTTGTTATGGAAAATTATGAGCAAGAACAAGCTGATCCAGACAATCGTCCAAATAACCGTAAGGATCTAGGTAACGGTAGAACGGAAATCAGTTGACTTCAACCAAATTTGGTAGTATAATGTTTACATGAGATATCTACTTGTAGACACAGCAAACACATTCTTTAGAGCAAGACATAGTGCCCATCGTCAAAGTGACACTTGGGACAAGCTGGGTTTTGCCATCCACGTAACCCTAGCTTCAGTAAACAAATCATGGCGTGATCAAAAGGCTGATCATGTTATATTCTGTTTAGAAGGACGAAGCTGGCGCAAAGACTTCTATGAACCCTATAAGAAAAATCGCAGTGTTGCCCGTGCCGCACTAACAGAAAGTGAAGCAGAAGAAGACAGACTATTTTGGGAGACATTTGATGCACTCAAAACTTTCGTCAGTGAAAAAACAAATTGCACAGTCCTCCAACACTCAGAACTTGAAGCAGATGATCTTATCGCTGGATTCATACAAGCTCATCCCGACGATCATCATACTATCATATCCAGTGACACAGACTTTTATCAACTCCTAGCAGACAACGTTAATCAATACAATGGTATCAGCGATGAACTCCATACCTTAAAGGGTATCTTTGATAAGAAAGGCAAACCAGTCATTGATAAGAAAACTAAAGAACCTAAGAAGATACCTAACCCACAGTTTATACTTTTTGAAAAGTGTATGCGTGGTGATCCTACAGACAATGTATTTTCCGCATTTCCAGGCGTGCGCACCAAAGGCAGTAAAAACAAAGTTGGCTTAGAAGAAGCCTACGGTGATAAAGATAAGAAAGGTTATAATTGGAACAACATGATGTTACAGCGTTGGGTTGATCATAACGGCATCGAGCATCGTGTATTAGATGACTATGAACGCAATCGTGTTCTAGTTGATCTAACAGCACAACCAGATGCGATAAAGGTTAAGATGGCAGAAACCATAGCGGCCGCACAAGTGCCTAAGAACATGCCCATGGTAGGTGCACAGTTCTTAAAGTTCTGTGGCAAGTATGATCTAGTTAAATTGAGTGAGAATGCTAGCAACATGGCCGAATGGATGATGGCTAGCTATCCACAGAAAGATTATGCATGATAGCAGATGGCAAGTTCCTCGCATTAGATCTAGAACTCAATCAACCGTCAGGTAAGATCATACAGGTTGGTGTGGCCATAGGTGATAAGCACACACGCTTTGAAGACTATGTCGTCCGTAAATGGTATATAGATCCAAAAGAACCAATCAGTGAATTCATCAATGACCTAACAGGCATAACAGATGCTGATATACGTGCTGAAGCATACAGTCATGAACATGTTGCCCGTGAGCTCAGTGAGCTAATAAAAGAACATAAGGTCTTTGTCAATCCAGTGACTTGGGGTGGGGGTGATAGTAGTGAATTACTAGCAGAATTCTGCAAAAATCATGCAGAATTCCCGCATTTTGGCCGTCGTTGGATCGATGTTAAGACATGGTACACATACTTGATGCTAACCAGAGGTAAAGCACCCAGTGGTGGATTGGCATCAGCAATGGGCTACTTTAAACTACAGTTCAAAGGCAAAGCACACAGGGCAGATGTAGATGCGGCCAATACTCTGGCATTGTTTTTCACCCTGTTAGAACGACAGGCCAAATTGGAAAGTATATTAGACAGTGCAAAAAACATTTGACTTTAATCAAAAACCTAAATATAATAGTAATTAAGAATAGGAAAACTTATGGCACATATAATTGATAAAACGTTTGAATTCTGTTATGGACACAGAGTTTGGACACAGAAACTAAATGGTGAATATGCGGCAGACTTGAAGTGTGCTTGTCGTCACCTGCATGGACATGAAGGCAAACTACAAGTTTATCTACGTAGTTCAACAGGCGAATTGGATCCAACAGGCATGGTAACTGACTTCCGACATCTAGAGTGGTTGAAGAAGTGGATCAATGAGTACATCGATCACCAATTCGTATTGGATAAGAATGATCCATTGTATAATCAAATCGTCGGTGATCGTGGATTAGTTTCGGTATTGATTCCAAACACAGACCATGTAGCAGGTTGGCATTTGGACTTAACAGGCTTAGATCCTAATACACCAGAGTATGAATACTATGAAGGATTTATGATCGTGGACTTTGTTCCAACAAGTGAAAACTTATCTAGTTGGATGGCAGAACTAGTAGACATTAAAATGAAACCATTGAACGTGACTGTTGACCACATTGATTGGTGGGAAACTCCTAAGTCACGTAGTGTATTTTATCGATGACAGCAACAGTCTTTGTTCTACTAGCATTATTTGGTATCAAGCATTTCGTCGCTGACTTCTTGATGCAGTATGATTACATGCTGAGAGAAAAAGGTATCTATGGTGCTACTGGTGGCGTCCATCATGCTATAGTCCATGCTAGTTTTACTTTTTTAATTCTAGTATTTTTCTGTCATGATGCTAATTTAATCATCGGCCTGGCATTTTTAGACTTCGCTATTCACTATCACGTGGACTTTATTAAACAGAAATTGAATAAGGGACTTACGCCAGCAGATCGTAAGTTCTGGGTTTGGCTCGGCGCAGATCAAGCTCTGCACTATTTAACTTACATAGGAATCATCAGTTATGTCACTCTTAGCTAAAGCAGTGGTTAAAAATAAATGTTGGGTAGTCGAGGACAACGGCCATCAGGTTGGCACCATCTTAACTAATCCACACGGTGTCGTCTATCAACATGATCAGCAACGTGAGCAATTTGCCAGCTTAAAATTATGCAGTGACAAGTATAACATCATAGTGGACAAATCCCCACCCAAGCGTATCATTACAGAAAGCAATACTGTTTATGGTTTTCCTTGTGAATATAAAGCTAACAATATCCTATGGGATGTCAAACATAAACTACCTATCTTTACCAAAGGTACGAAAAGCAAGAGTTTTTTCTGTGCTGGATATTATATTGTTAAATTTAATAATGGCTGGGTTAAATCATACTGTCCTAAATTAATCACACTTAATCGCTATCCTTATGCTGGTCCATATGATACAGTAGAGGAAATGCAAGAACGCCTACGTATCGCAAATGGAGCACTATTTGGAACAACAATTAAGCCTGCACCTGAAGAAATTTAATGACCGTGTCAAGGTCATGAATCAGACCAATGCCAGAGACCTATCGCTGACCGCAGCCGAAGCACGCCAGCTACAAGCCGATATCTTTGATCTATTGACTAAGATCAATGATCTAGTAGAGATCAAACAACAAGCCGCCGCAGAACCCGTAGTACAGGTTGAATTACGTGGTGGTGGATTCTAATAATATACTCACATTATGAGATAAATAATATGTGGAGAATTACATATTATGAGTCGACCAAAACCCAATGTGCTATTAGAGCACGTGAACAAGTCCAGCTACAAAAGCGATCAGATCCTCAGCAGTGAAGGTATCTGGGCGGTTTTCTACGATGGTCAGCCTATCAATCTTAAAACACAGAATATCCTAGTAGCCTATCCAGGTCCTAAATATAAGAAAGTTTCATTTAGTAATCCTGGGCACGCTATCAATCTGGCTAAAAAGTTAAACACCCTATTCAAATGCGATAAATTCAGTGTAGTTTTACTTAAAGCTGGTGATCAGATCTATCCTTAATCATGGCACGCACTGCTGACTCATTGCAGAATGTATGGCAGGCTCAGTTCCAAGAACAT